ATCATTTTCTTTTGAAAAGGATAGAGTTTGATATTTGTAAGACCTTCATCTAATGTCATGAACTTGACATAGGTCTCAATAAAATAGATAGGATCCTCAGCACATTTCAAATATTCATCAAGCTGAATCTGATCTAAGGATATTTGTATTCCTACCTTCTTTAATCTAGGATTGGCCTGAAAGGCAGTATCATCCTTAGCAACTGGTTTGGGTTGTAAGAGAGTTTTTCTATTCTTAGAACCTTTAGGTCTAGACATTATTCTTCTACAGGAACGAAATGGTGATGATGCCAGTGGCCATTGTAACCGGGATGGTCCTTAGAATCTTGTATTTCATGATGATAGCCAACCTTTTTGAAAGTCTGGCCATGATGGAGAATCATCTCATGCTCAGTTGGATTGTAGGAAACACTTTCCACATGACGACCTTTTGTATAGCCTTTAGGCAAATGGAAATGAATCATGTGGTAATGTAGTTCTGTTTCTGGAGCATTTGACATAATCTCATCAGCAGGTCTGGATACATGACCAACAAAACCTTTGGCTACATTATGATGCGTAGTCGCAGAAGTATAAGCAGGAAAATGCACATGCTCTCCTATATGGGTATTGTGCAGTACCTTAGCAAATTCAGCTCCAACTCCTGAATGTACTATTGCCTTTTTCTTAAGAGCATTCTCTGGTCTATTTGTTTCTTTTGCTAATGCCTGATGATGTCTTTCATGCGTCATGGCTCTATTGCCATAATATTCAGGATCCTCATTATATAGAGGATGTTTTCGTCCTTGGTGTTGCCATAGCAAATGCTCATTCAAATGTTTAGACATTACAGTATATTTGACTATAGGACTATCATGACGACTTTCATTACCAACAGCATGAGAAAGATTAAGCATGTTGTGATGGCTATAAATCTTATTATCTATTGCTCTATGCTCTTCACCTCTGTTACCTTCTTTCTTAATAGCATTCAAATAGGCTCTATGATATAGATTAGTAGCAACATGTCTATTTTCTGTATCTTCTTTAAGTTTCTTTACATGATGCGCGGTTAGATATTTGTCACTATCATCCAATAAATCTATTGTAGCAAAACCAATCTTTGGTTTGGTATTCTTAGGCTTTAGAATATCATCACTTGTATCATTCTTATGTATAGTAGCAAAGCCTGTTTTGGTTTTTAAAAATGCTTTGAACTTTCCCATATTTTAGTATTCCTGTAAAAGAAAAGGCAGCACAAGGCTGCCTTTCTTGTGGTCATAGTATTTATTTGTTACAATACTTCAATCATTCCAAATGAGAACACGCTATTTGTAGCTGGAACATTAGGAGATACAGCCACATTGAATGATGCTCCCATAGGTGTGCTTACATTACCTTGTCCTACACCAGAATAGACTAGTGTATTAGCAGGAGGAACGGCTGATGTTACTGTCATAAGGAAACCAGCAGTATTCCAAGACCAGCTAGCATAACCCTGATTACCAGCCAGCAATGATAGAAGATTATTTGGGCCAAAATAAATTTTTGGTTCAACAAATACACTAGCATTTACTGTATTAGTTGTAATACTATTCACTGATAGGAAGATTTCACCAGAACACCACTGTGGAGGAACTCTTACAGCAGGGAATGTATTAGCCTGGAATGGAGGATTATAGAAATAATCTGTACCATTTAGACCAGGATTGCTCTGTGCCCAGGTATTGGCATCATTGAATAGAGTAGAAGGCTGAACTGTGTTATTTGAACTCCAAACAACAGCATCACCAACACCACCATTAGCACCAACACGGATATCTAGAGAATAACCTGGTTGGGTCAACTGACCATAAAGAGTGATTCTAATAGTATCACCAACATTGGTGGTAACATTAGGAAGAGAAATATTTGGTGTTACAGCAACTGCAGTATTTGTAACATTTATTGTTGCAGCAGTTGACTTTACGTTATATGCATATGCCATCTAAATAATCCTCTTGGTGTTGTCTTATATTTAGTTATTATACTTTTGGTGGCTTTATGCCTCTTTGTTTCTTCCAACGTCTGTGCTTACGTCTAACAGACCTATGAGCACCACCTCCCCACTTTAATCCCTGCATTAATGTTTCTAAATCTGTTAATGATAGACCAGCTGGTGTTAGTCCAGTCTTTTCTATCCAATCTTTATTAGCTAATAGGTAAGCCTCATCAACAAACTTTTCAAAGAAAGCATAAGACATATGATATTTCTGACCCCAAGATATCAAATCAAATAGCTTGGTTGTATCATTATATCCACCTATTACTACAGCATGTCCTGCAATAATATTATTGTCTCCATGAGGATTTACATCCCAAATAGGAGCATTCACATTGAAACAGCCAGGAACCAAGAAACCAATATAAACTAATCCACCTTGCTGAATGGCAACCTTTACATTAGCAATATCCCTTTGATCTATTTCAACAAATGCTGATAGAAGTTGTTTTTGACCACCAACAGGACCTGTTGGTATTCCTGGTTGTAGCCAATAACCTAATACATTTTGAACTATTCCGCCTTGATCTGTATTGGGATCTCCTGGGATATATCCACAAGCAAGTTCATATAATAAAACAGCATCAACTGCTGCTTCTGTATCAGTAGGAGGATTAGCAAAAGAAGTCCAAATTTGAAGAGCATGATATACAGCAGCACAAGTACAATCCCCCAATTCATCATTATCAAACATTCCTAATCCCGTAGCAGGTAGATTCTTCATATAGTCTAATGCTATTGGAGGAGCAGCAAGAGTTTTATTTGCTACTAAAGTAGACCAGTTAGGAACTGCTGGATTATGGATCCTTGGTTTTCTACCGAACTTCATCTTTTTTGACTCCTGTGTTGACCCTTGGGTAAGGGACTGCTGGGATGGGTAAATCCAAAAACTTACATAAAGCTTCCCAACCCATATTTGTATTTCTTTCCAATATGAGTAAATCTTCTGGCCTATTTCTGAAATAATTGATGACATCACTATTATGTTTCCTGTATCTATTCAAAAATATATCTTTATCAAATCCTCTTTGGCCATATATTTCCTTATGAATGAAATGGCTAAATGGATCAGTGTCCCACTGATATCTATATTTATTGCGTTTGTAATTCCAATGTCCTTCTGCACTTTCTACCCAATCATTTTCTTCTCTAATAGTTAAAATAAACTTTGATCCTGGATAGTTTTGATCTAACTCTCTATATAGGATAGGAATAGGTAAATCAGATAATGTATAATAATGTTCTAATATAGGAGATTTACTCATACCCTTTACTTCTAACCAAATAGCCTTGGCCCAATGAGCAGATAGCCAATGACCACTATCAAATCCTAATATTTCAAATGCCTTATGTAAAGAGGTAGTTCCTGTCTTGTGCATTCCTATACCAAATATTCTTGTTGGTACTGGTCCTAATCTAATAGGTTGATTATCCCAGTTTCTATATACTGTCCCTTCGCCAAAATGACCATAGTTTGCTATTACCTGATCTGATGTACAAATAAAGATTTCTTCATATGGAGTATTGGCAGCATGAGGATATTCTCTAAATCTCATTTTATCTGTATGCTTTACTGCTAATAGATATCTTGGATCTATTTCTACTGGTATGTAATCTAATCTTTTAAGTCTAGCATTAAAGTCTTTATCATCAGGAGACCACATATCAAACTTTTCATCATAGCCTCCTAGTTTTAGAAACGCATTCTTGGTTACTACTATTCTGCCAGAAATACCTCTAGACAATACTCCCTTTATCATTTTAGCAAATAAGAAGATATTACCACCAAAAGTTTCAAATTGCCCAGCTACATAACTTGCAAAATCTATTCCTGTATAGTTATCAGCATCAAGATTGACTAAAATATCTGCACCTTCTCTAATACCACATCGATGTGCTACATTTTTAGCATGCGCCATTTTAAAGATAGATTGTCCTGGTAGACTGTATAGAACTAATCTACCACTATCAATATCCTTTTGATGATGTTCTCTAATATATTGTGTTAGATCATCAGTGCTACTATAATCTAATAGAATGAATACAGTATTTGGATAGTTTTGATTATCAGATAAATTGGTAGGTAATGTTTGTTTCAAATGCTGGGATCTGCCTTTGCAAGTGATACAAAAGGCAATCCGTGGCTTCATTATATTCATTTATCACTCTTTTTGTAGTTTGCGTTGCTTCGTTATTTCCAGTAATTCAGATGCTGTACCGCAGAATACGGCATTAGCAGCATTTATATTTATTCGTGAAGGAGAATGGTTTTCCAACTCTTTCAAATCTTTTTGTAGTGACATTAGCTTCTCATTAGTATCCCCAAGAACAGCTATTAAAGAAGTCAGAACTTCAAAACTACGAGGATGCTGAGAAGCAGTAGAGATTTCAGAGAGTTCTTTTAATGCGGCCATTCCTGTTGTCATTATCTGTGTTAGATTATTGCGTGCTAGTTCATAATCTGTTTCTATATGGGACTTAGATTCATCAATCACAGCCACCGCATTATCTATTGCTGTTACTATATCTGTATTGGCTACACCTAATGCTTGTCCAAGTTTATCTTCTATCATTTCTTCACCTTATGCATATGTCCTACTATAAACTCTTTAGGTATTTCTTTCTTTGTTCGCAACTCTGACATAGCATAATAATGGTAATCCTTATGCTCTGGATCTTTAGATAGTTTTTCATATTCTGATTTATCTGTTACTCTTTTCTTTGAATGTCCTAAGTTCCCATGATATTGAGAATCTTTGTGTTGTTCTATCCAATGCTTAGGCACCTTTAGTTTGAATACAACTCTATCTTCATGTGGAGTATTTCTTGCTTTACCACCAGAATATCTAAAATGGTGTTCTCCTCCAGCTGCTGACATAGAAGCATATCCATGAGCAGTATGTGGTTCTAATGCTAAAGATATCATTCCAGAAGTTGGATCTTTATGTGTAATACCATGCTGATAAATAGATTTCAGATTTCTTTTATGAGTTCCATGATATAAAGTCACGTGCTCTTGATCCTGCCACCACCCAAGTTTAGGATCGTGCTCAAATGGAATTTCTTTATCTTCTATGTGTTGTTGTTCTTTCAAATAGTTTTTGAATTTCATTTCTTTTTCTTGCTTAGTTCTATCAAACTATCATACCATTCTGATATTTGTTTCTGTTGTTCTGGTGTTAGTTGTTTCTCATTATCTGGTTTAACACTTTCATCTACTTCTCTAAGAGTACAAAGACCCATGGGCATAAATCTTCTTACAAAATCATCCCATTTATCTGGTATCTTTATTGTTCCTAAATCATCTCCTCTTCTTTGATGATGAAACATATGTTCATCAAAATCATCTTTATCTATAAACATTGGTGGTTCGCAATATAGGCATTCAAACTGCGTTTTCTTTTTCATGTATTTGAAACTCCCCAAACATTAGCAGTTTCTGTTATTACTGTTACAATATTCGCATTAGCATTGGCCTGGGATACAGAAACAGAAGCATCAAGATTACCAGTATATGAATCACGTAGATTAATAATCACATCATCAATCAATCCTTGTTGTGGTAATGGTCCATAGAATAATGCCTGCACATTAAAATCTAATGTCCAGGTTATATAGCGAACCTTGCCAGCAGTACCTTCATAGTCATTCAAATATCTAATATTCTCAAATACAATAGGCATATTCTGACTAATAAAGTTGCTGCCTGATGTTAGATATTTAACAGCAATGGTATAATCAGGAGTAAACAAAGGTATAATCTGTTCTATTATCTGTGCACCATCCTCAAAGTTTCTAACATATAGATTTACCTCAAACTGTAAATCATAAGGAACAGCCAGATATTGTTGAGTAGCACCAGAACTATTATTGAATATTTGATTTGTAACATATGAAGACTGTTTTCTTGCTGCATTATATCTCATACCTACCCAATCATATGTCATAGAAGGCAGAGCTTTCTGAACTCCTAATAGTGCAGTAGGATCAGAAAATAAACGAGTTACATAAGTCTCTTTGCCCTCATATGTCAAAGGAACAGTAATGCTATTGAGCATTTGAGGAGGATTTAAATCATAGTTATAGGTAACCATTTGAATGCCATTGAATAGAGATCCAAATGCTGTAATGATCTTACGGAGTGTTCGATAGTAGTAATATGGTTGATTTAACATAAATTTCTGTGAAAAATTTCTAATTGATTATTGATAACTTCTTTCGCCACATCGTTGGAAGAATGACCGAAAACATCACCACTCCTGATCTTGAGAAGTAATAGGATCACCTTGTATGGGGTTCCCCTCACTCAAATCCAAATCAGTATTAGCCGCATCACGCAGCGACACATTGTTATCTAATAGATCATTGACATTATCTTCTACTTCTATATTCAATAGCATCCAAGAAGCATTTGATGTAACACCTATTACATTAGCATTATTGATAAAGATACCACTGATGCCAGTAAGAACAAGATTGCCTGTAGGTAGATTCCAGGATACTACATTTGCTGTAGCATTAGCAGCTGATAGATTAGCTCCCTGATAAACTGTTTCTCCTATCAAATAGGTATTAGTACCATTAGCAACCAATGCCTGATAGGCTATAACAACTTCATTGACCTTCTCATCTACTTCATTGAGACCTGAATTAATAATCTCTTGATTATATCTAAACTCTTCGCATACCAATTCAAAGCCATAAAATGGTTTGCTTCCAAATGCATAAAAAAACTTATCCTGATTGACAAATTTGATTTCAAATAAAGCTTGAAAGTTTCTCATCCATATAATATCACCTTCACGTGGTCTTACACCCAGATTACCTGAAGTGACTTCTTGAAATGCTACATTAGATACTAATAGACGTAGTTGTTTATTGTTAATCAAACCAAACTTAGAGAATAGAGCTATATCACCTTCAAACTGGTCTACATTTTCCACATACATATCTATAGGATAACAACCAGAAAAATACTTTGTAGGGTCATCTCCAAAGATCACATCAACATTTGCTACTGATTGTCTAGGAATATAATAGGTAGCAATACCAAATAGCTTTATACACTCATCAATAAGATCTTTATAAAGCTTTTGTTGATTGGTTTCATTATAGCCAGAAAAATACTTATTTGGCACTTCTTATCCCCACACTTTATGTTTCTCTATTCCAATATTATGTGGATTATTGGTAAGATTATGAACAGCATTGTTAGCATGCTCTTTACAAAAATATTCCCAATGATTGCTATGGCTAATCCAAATAGCCTCTATTGCTGGTTTCAAACACTGATAATATGTAGTATCTGGTTGATCTGGGTGAAATGGAAGAAAAGCTTTGCATTCTTCTACTATAGGTTCTGAATTAGCCTTACGGATATGTTTCAACTTTTTCTTTTTCATAGTAATATAACTTATTGATATTAACCAAAAATCCACTCAGGAGGCGATTCATACTGATCTCTAAGTTCTTTCTTTAACATTTCCCATTCTGCTTCTGCTTCATCTTTGATCTTTTGACCATTCAGTATCATTCCACCAGGCAATGTTACACTATTAAACTTTGAAAGATTGTTTCCCCATTGTAGTTTGAGAAGACAGGTACCAGCTCTCAATAACCAAGGATCGGCCCAAAAACCAGCGCTAATATCTAGCTGCCTGAAACCTTCTAGCATAATGAAATCACCAGTCTTAAATCTGGTTCCCCAAATACCATCAATATATAGAATATGATTATATCTATTAAAACGAATAGGTATCTCACCAGTGAATAGCATTTCAAGCATTCTTAGGTGTTCATTTGCTAATTCAAAATATACATAATCACCAGCAGTATAATCATATAATTCATTCAATCTAATTTGATAGTTGATATCAAACATATTGAAACCACCATTTCCTGCGCTATTGGTTTGAGAAGAAGCAATAGTAAATAGACGAGTTATACCTATAATATCATTTGGCATTGTAAGATAGTTATTGGCCATGTCAGCAGCAGTAATCTGATAAGAGATATACCACTTTTCAGAACCTTCTCCATGAAATGTTTGCATTTGGAGAATAGCTTCATCCACTCTATCTTCTACCTGATCCCCATCTACATTGATTTCTATAACGGGATGACCAAGTCTTCTAAAGCAGTACTGAATGAATTCTTCGCGATTAGTTGGTAGCATTGGTTATTTATCCAATCTTCATTAGCTTGATACGAGATCCCTGTAAGAGATTAGTTACATTAGCATTTGTAACACTCTGGCCCCAACGAGGAATAAATGTTCCTGAATTAGCAGAGTTAAGAGTTCCTGATATCTTTACCCAAGAAGGTGAAGTAGCACTGGTTGAGATAGACGTATAACCAAATGATGATGTAAGACCTAAACCTGCAGCATTGGCTACGGGACCTCCTACATATCCTTCAGTTCCCCAAGATATCCAGGTTACATTAGCTGTGCCACCATCTAGATCAAATAAGAAACCACCTGCTCCTGATGTTAATTCATAGAAGAATAACATACCTTCTAATTCATATACACCAGCCTCATTAATAGTTATGGCTAAATTTGCTTCTGTTGTTAAGGAACTATTAGACCTAGTTGTACCAGAACTAGTCATAACTACAGACATACCAGTGGCTATCTGTGTAGTGGTATTAGTTAGAGGAGAAGTAGGAGCCTGAAGGGCACCAGTATTTGCTATAGTCAATCTAGTTGTTGGTACTATATCAGATATGGATGTTCTTGTACCAAATACCAAATGACCACAGGTATATGTAGAACTAATATCTTCAGAATAGCCTATATATGCAGGATAATTGTTTGAAGTATTATCACAATAACCAAATCCAATCAAACGGAAATTAGTATTGGTACTAGAGGTAATCGTTCCGGGATTTAGAGCAACTGTTAAACCATTTGTAGCAACATCAGTCATTCCTGTAGCAACAGCATGACCAGAACCAATTGTTGCTGCGGTGGCCTGGGTAAAATAATCCATTATAATGGTAATACCTTTGGTTCCTGTAGAACCATTATATTTGTCTACAGGATTTATATAATGAACAACATCATCAGAAATAGTAGTACATTGATTAGAAGTAGCACCAAAGAATATGCACAAACAATTTGTATTTGTTGTGGTTAGTGAAGTGTATTCAATATTGCCTGTTGATGTAGACAAATCACTTGTGTTAGCATTTAGAATAGAACCAATAGCTGGTGCAGTTCCACCAACCCATCTCCATACACCACCAACGGCAGAGTTGTAGACGGTATTTTCAAGTGCTGGTAGTGCTTCTCCAGCACTATAATACTTCGCAAACACAGCCTGATAGATAACAGGTTGTGTTAGTGTTGAGTATGTTCCTACATTAGTTGTTGGTGCTGTAACTGTTGTGCTAATATTATAGTCACGAATACCAATAACAATCAAATCCCCATTTTGTATTCCTGCAGGGAAAGCTGTTACAGTTGCTGGAATATTACCATTACCTGTAACAGTAAGCTTACCAACATATACCCAACCTAACTGACCACCTGCAGGAACTTCATCACCACCAATACCAAGATAGATAGCAGTTTGAGCACTAGATAATCCAGGATTTGGTCCCTGTGTAGCATCATATTTTTGAATAGTTAGACGAGCTAATCCTCTATCAGGTAATGTTGTTTCAGTCACATTACCAGAAATAATCACATTAGCATTAACTACAAATAATGGTGCTGATAGACTAGTATTACCAATAACAGAACCAGCAACATTATAAGTTAGATTTAAATCTCCGCCAAAATTACCACTTTGATTAAACTGTATTTGAGTATTAGAACCACCAGGAGTACCGCTACCTCCTCCACCTATAGTGTCTATTCCGACATTACCATTTGAATAGTATGTCATGGCAATATTTGAAGGATTGGTAGGTATAACACCAAGTAAAAGAGCAGCCTGATTGGCCTGAAATGTAATATTTGATGAGACACCAGCAACATTTACTGATGCCAAAATATTCATCGTGGCCGAATTTTGGAAATATAGATTAGCATTACCTGTTAAGGTATTAGCCTGGGTCATTGCTGTACGTACAGCATTAGCAGTAGCAGCATTTCCTGTATCAGCAGAAGCAACACTATCTATAAGTTCTGTAACACCTCTTTGTGATGTTGTAGCATTGGGACCAACAAATGAAGTAGCTGTTAAATTAGAAATTGTAGCATTTGTTACCTGGATTGCTGGTACTGTCAAAGTATTTGATGCTACATTAAATGTTAGATTAGGAGAAGCTCCTTCTAAACCATTAGCATTGAACAATACTTGTTGATTGGCACCAGGGGTGGATGGTCGTCTACTTGAAATAAATTCAGCCATTATAATACCGCATATTGGGTGATGAGAGAGCTACTTATCATTGGTCTGGTATTTATGGCAGTTTGGAGCATATTTACAGCAAAAGCAGAATTGGCCTGTACTGTTCCATTAGCGGTTACTACCACATTAACAGAAGAAGAGTTATTGAAATTCAAATCAGCATTTGCTAGGACAGCTGTGCCATTAGCATATACGTCTACCTGATAAGAACCGCTGCCTCCTCCACCACCATTACCATTTACAGCTGAAGCATTAACTGTAAATGCTATATTAACCTGTCCTGAACCATTAGGAGTTAGATTAACATTCAAACTTGCGCTATTATTAAAGTTTAGATTAGCATTAGCTAAGACCAATGTACCATTAGCATATACAGCTACAAGATTAGCAGCTTGGCCTGCGTAATTATAAGCAGCAGCACCCAGGGATATTGCTGTCTGTGCTATTGAATTGACCCAGGCTACTGAATTTGCCGTGGCTGCATTACCTGTATCTATAGAACTAATACTATCAATAAGTTCTGTAACACCACGAACAGTAGTTGAGGCATTTGGTCCCCAAATAGCACCAGCAGTTAAATTATGAACAGCTACAACATTATCTGCTGTTAGAGTACCAGTTAGACTTACATTACCAATATTCACAAAGCCTGTAACTACTAGATTATTGGCTGTAATGTTACTTACGGCTGATAAACTAATCACATTACAGTTTTGTGTAACAGTTAGATTTCCTGTAGTTTCGCTTCCTGTCACAACAAGATTAGGAACAGATAGATTTGATGAAAGACTAACATTAACAGCATTCACATTACCAAATACAGCATTCTGGGTAATAGATAGATTACCACCAGATATATTCTGGGTAACTATAACATTGCCAGCATAGACATTCTGGGTTACTAAAGCATTTCCTACATTAGATATATTGCTAGTAACATTCAATACTGCACCAAAGATATTGACAGACGTCTGCCCAACATTAACAACACCATTACCACCTGCTGCTATACCCAATACATTAGTTGTTGTTAGATATAAACCAGTATTAGTTTGTGCTCCAAATGTGTGAGCAGGAGCAGCAGTTGTACCATTACCTGTTTGAACTAGGGTAGAAGCATTTAGAGTTGCTGCATTTAATAATGCTGTCACAGCGACATTACCCGCAGAAATATTTTGTGTAAGAGAAAGATTACCACCAGATATATTTTGAGTAACTGCTACATTACCTGCTGCAATATTGGCTGTTGTATTAATAGTAGCTGAAGCATTGATATTAGCTGTAGTAATATTACCAAATGAAGCATTCTGGGTAATAGCTAGATTACCGGCAGCAATATTCTGAGTGGCCTTAATATTACCAGCATTGGCTATATTACCAGATACATTCAATGAAACCAAATTCATTGATGTATTGATATTAAATGCTACATTAGCCTGTGGAGAACCATTAGGAGCAGCTGCTACATTGATAGAAATGGTATTATTGAAGTTCATATTACCATTAGCTAAAACTAATGTGCCATTAGCATAAACATCAACCTGATAAGCACCACCGCCACCATTACCAGAACCAGGTGTTAGTCGTGTATCAATACCAATATTGCCATTAGCATAATAAGTAACTGCAATATTTGAGACATTACCTGGTATTACTCCAGCCAGTACAGCAGCCTGATTAGCTGATATTAATATGTCAGATATAGAGCCATTAGCTGCTACAGCAACATTAGATAAAGCAGTAGAAAGAAAATCTACTCCTACATTTGCTGAGGATAAAACTCCTTGAGCATAAACATCAACTTCATAGCTACCACTACCACCGCCACCAAATCCGCCAGGAAAGCCTTGACTATTGAATACCTGCCAACCAATTGATGAAGAATATTGTAATGAATAACCTGGTAATAGATTTACAGGACCAAACATAATCCTTTTAACTGCGCCATCAGTTATTTGAATATAGACATTAGTATTGACACTATCTGTATTCAGAATAGATATATCTGCTACTTGTCTTTGATAACCATTAACAGGAGTACTAATTATTGTTGTAGCAGTATTAGTATTTGATAAACCATCTGATGTAGCTGGTATGGCACCAGTTGTTTCATTACTATCAATATATGTAGTAACCCAATGTATATTAGCTGCTGTACTAGTAATCAGCTGTATTGATTGTAAAAATGTTATAAACTTCATGGACCCATCCAGACTAATCTGTTAACTCGACCAGCAGATAGACCATTTGCTGTTACATTTTGAACAAGACTGTAGGTATATCCTACAGCACCACCAATAGTATTAGGAAATCCAGAACTTGGCGGAACTGCTGGAGCACCAACCAAATCTAATGTAGAAAGGATTCTATAACCACCAATCGTACTGAGCGGGTTGATTATCTCTGCTAAGGTTATTAGTGCCAGTGACTCAGCAGTCATTGTTCCTACGATCGATGCTGTAGTTTGAATAACAACTGGATCACCGAAAGTAGTCGTCATTGATTTCCTCCTCTACAACTATTATTTATGATTGTGCAGCACCACGTTTGAACCAAGGAGAGGCGCCTCCTGATACATCTGCACCACCAAACCAGATACCCCAACCATTTGTTACTGATGCACTTCTATCTAATGTAATAGTTTTAGCACTTCTGTTGATTGAAATAACTTTACCCAATAATGTTGCTGATCCTATGGATGTTCCTCCATAGATATATGGTTGATAGTTATTATAATCTGGTATAAATGGATTATTCCTTGATGCTACATCCGTGAAAGCAAACCATTTAGGATCATGAATAGAAATGGTCGTTGATGTAGCAGTAGCAGTTACTGTTGTCAATGGGACAGCATTACCAGCAAATACTGATGTTGTGGTATTGGCTAATCTCAAGCCTGATGGTTGTCTATGAGGATTGGTACCAAGACTTACAAAGTCAATATTATTGGCTGATGGTGAAGAACCTGTTACACTACGATATAGGTTATAGATATTAGGATAACCAAAAATATCATTTGTAGTAAAGTTTGATGGCAAACCAGAATCAAATTTATAGGTTCCATTATTTGGACCTTCTAATAACCATATTTGATCTGCATTAGCCGTAGCACCAGAATCCATGACAATCAATGCTTCGGCTATTCTACCAGCCTTAAAATAGTTTCTGGCTGCTTGTCCTGTTCCAGTAAAATAAGTACCAACATTTAAACTAGTATATGGTGGAATAGAGGCACCAAAATCCAAAAACCATCCTATAAAGTTTTCAATATTATCTGCGTTTACTCCTACTATATCATATAAAATACAGTTGATACCTAAAGTATGTCCTTCAAAATCTGTACTATAAACAGCATCACTATTAGGATTGATCAGCTGATCATCAGCTCTAATAAAGCCACCCATTTTGATACCTGTAGCATGGGCAAAATAGTTGAAAGAAGTACAATCTTGTGGAGATGGGGCAGTAGAAGCATTTTGAGAAGCATTGTAATATTCCATGTGCAACATATAACCCGTAGTTACATCCATGTAGTAACCACCTATATCTACAGTTTCATTGCTATCAGCCTTTCTATGAGATATAGTAACTCCTTGCCCTCCGGCAGGACCAGCATCATTCCATCTCAAACTATATAACAAATTTGGTCCATAAGGTGGGCCAAAATGTAGATTGCTATTTCCTCCAGATGAACCAGCAGTATCCCCAGCAGAATAGCTTCTAATATTTGTTCCAACAGTAGCACAACGGCAACCAGGATAAGGATCAGGAACTTGAGGATAGCCAGTATTCAATGAATTCGCAAACAAATGTGTCCAATCATTACCTATTTGACAGTTATAATTCAATCCTAAAGGACCATTCATCACCCAGGAATCGTGTCCACCTTGATTTACAGAACTATTAGCAAAAATATGATTTACCGTCCCTATATGGAATAAATCACCACCATTTAGAAATGCGCCTTGATTGGGATTAAACCAATGATTATTTCCATGAAGATAAAATTCCCAACCATCAAAGAGAATATCTTGTGTAGATCCATCCAAAAGATTTGCACAATAATTTTGGCCACCGAATATTTGTGTTGTGCTCTGAAAACCAGGAGTATTGGCAAAGTTACAACCCGTCCCAAAGAATTTAATATTAGCTATACCACCATAGAAATTAATACCCATTTGCTGGGTTGCGCCACAAGCAAATGAAGTGTTAGACCAAACATATGTTTGGTCTGAATCACCAATCTTAAATGAACCAGCCTGATGAGCATCAAGTATAAAATATACATTTGCTGTACCAGAACCAACAGTAATAAATCCACCATTGCCTGTAATAGTCCATTTATTTGATACAAAACGAATATGATCGCCAGAACGAATTTCCATTACAACATTGGTTGATGGGACGATTCCAAGACCTACAAGTCTTGAAATATCCATTAAATTTGATCCGGTTGAAGAAAATGTTTGGGTACCACCAACACTATTGGCTCTTACTTGAATCCAATCACCAGGAACTGTAGCATTGATCGCGAGCTGTGGTGTTGTAAAAACTTGATTGGCTGTATAACCAGGAGGAACTACACCATTAGCAATAACAATCTTGGTTGGTGTTCTGGATGCTGGCGGACCACCAGCTGGAGGAGTACCACCACCAGTAACAATGCCACCAAGACCAAATACCAATCCACCACCAAATGGAGTTACCCAAAGCTTTTGTGTAAAAAGTGAAGAACTAGTCATTCTTATCCTATTTTAGTCAATGTCCAAAAACTGTTTGCAGCCAAGTTAGCAGCATTAGCAGTAGAAACCTTTTGAGCATATCTTGGTATTAATGTTCCTGTAGCATTGATAGTTATTAATCCTACTATGCTTATGAAATCTCGTGTAGCTGTTACATCAATATTGCTAAATTGTAAGGCCGTATTATTAGCTGTTATTAATGGTTGTGTATTGGGAGCACCATTTACCCAACCAGAAGCTCCCCAGGCTATAGCATTTACCTTGGCTGTACCACCACCAAAATCAAACTGAATACCAGAAAAACCATTTGATTTAGCATTAAATTCAAAGTTACCTCCCATCAAATAGACACCAGTTTCATTGATAGTTATGGCTAAATTATTCTCAGCATTCATTGTAGCATTACTAGTTCTACCTGTATTAGCTGTTAAAAAGGCAGATAATCCAGTAAATGGAGTTGTTACTAAGTTTTTAGTCGGAGAACCATTAGCATCGATTATCCCATAAACATTCATTACTGAACTGATTATACCATTTCCTACTGTTAAATTTTGTGTAATAGACAAATTACCTGTGGCAGTATTTTGTGTAATCAATATATTACCAGTATTAGCAATATTCCAAGAAGCATTGAATGTAGGAGTTATATTAACATTACCAAATGTTGAATTTTGGATAATGGAGATATTCCCAAAAGAAGCATTTTGAGTAATAATCAAATTACCTGCAGCTGTATTCTGTGTAACTAAACAGTTTCCAGTATTAGCAATATCTTGAGTAACATTCAATATGCTATTGATGTTGGTGCTAAAAAGATTTGCCATTAGCCAACCTTAGTCAATAACCACCAACTATTGGCTGAAAGGTTCGCAGCATTTGCTGATGAAGCAGCCTGACAATATCTAGGAATGACAGTACCAGCAACATTTGTTTTTATCAGACCAGTAATATAGATCCAATCTGTAGCAGTAGTCGCCGGATCAATAGTTGTATATGTAAGAGTTTGTGCACCACTAGTGCCACCAACAGCTGCCTGTGTATTTTGAGCACTATTCACCCAACCACTTGCTCCATATGTTGCTCTATTCACTGTAGCCGTGCCACCACCAAAATCAAATTTAATACCACCAGCACCATTGGCAGCGCTGGCTGTTGAGGAATTGAATATAAAGAATGCTTCTAAAGTATAGACACCAGTTTCATTAAGAGTTATGGCTAGATTATTCTCAGCAGTAATGGTTGCGCAAGAAGTTCTTTGTGTATTAGCAGTCAAAAAGGCAGATAAACCAGTCTCTATTCTAGTAGTTGTATTAGTTGTTGGAGAACCATTGGCATTGAATGTGCTATACACATTCAATGCTGCACTAACAACAGCGTTACCAGCTGTCAAATTTTGTGTTATTGCTAGATTACCTGTAAAGGTATTTTGTGTTACTTTTAGATTACCAGTATTTGAAATATTTTGGGTAACATTCAAATTAGCAACATTGACATTACCAAATGTTGCATTTTGAGTTATAGACAAATTTCCTAAAGAAGCATTTTGTGCAACTGAGATATTACCTGTATAGATATTCTGAGTAGCATAAAGATTGCCAGTATTTGCAATATTTCCTGTTACATTTAGAATGCTACTAACATTCGTACTCAATAATATAGCCATTATTCACCTGCATAGTTTTTATTATTTATGATGTAGTTATACATACTATTAGCCATATTTTAGTCTCATGGACTTGAATAAGTCCAACTTTGTATCATTTGATTACCATCAGAATATCCATCTGCGCCAGTAAATCCAACATATGCTGTATTTCCTCCAACAGTTCCTGGAATATCAATAGTCCAATTATGACTAAAGTTGGTTGTAGTATTTGTATCTGTTATTGAAAAACTCAAATTTGTTCCACTGTAAGTTAGAGCTACATTCATGGTATGCCCACTACTAAGTGTTATTCCAGTAATAGGTAGCTCCGCACTTACATTACTTGTACCATCAAGATATAATCCAACATTACTATTAGTAACATTAAAAATAACAGCAATACTTTGTAATATTCCAGGACTACCTGCATCAGTACCCGTATTTGTTCCATATCCATAAGCACCAGCTTGAGGACCATATACATTAGGTCCACCAGGCCAAGAAGGATTTGTATTATTAGAAGTATAAGCTGATGGATTATTTTGAATACAAAATGTCATTCCAACCAAACTACCACCGCTAATATTTGTGAATTTTAGTTGAAAATGTGTTGTAAATGCATTAACAGAAACAATATCACCAAACCAGGCTGATCCTACTTCATGCTGAATAGAAGTATTATTATCTGTAAGAAGTATATTTGCTCCATTGAGTACAGTAGAACCAACAAGAATAACTCCATCATTAGCCGCAAAACCACTTGTAAAGTTGATTAGATTTGCTGTACCTATTTGATATTGAGCTGTTCCTACAAAACTATCAGTATAATTATTTTGTATTGCTACTGCTTTTAGAATGGTACTTGTTGAAACAGAAATAGGAGTACCAGTATATTGTGTTGAAGCACTCGTAGGTTCAAGACCATTTGTTGTATAATAAATGTTAGAACCTGCTGGCTCATTAATAGTTACATTTTGTGTTGAACCATATTGTCCTGGAGTTGGACTAAATGTTGGTGTTGCTAATCTTGTATTATATCCACTATAAAATGACCAGGTATTTACAGAAAATTGAGCATTTGAAACTGTACCAACAGTCAAACCAACATAATTCAAATTTCCAGAACAAGCATAAGGAATATTTACTGGCCATGTTTGACGAATTTGAGCACCTGTTGTTTGATCAGCCAAAACAAGGGTTATTGTTGAACCATCATATACTATTACACCAGAAAAAACATGGCCATTGTAAAGATCAATCCCATAAGGTATCATATCATTACATGGCACCAATCCAGCAAAAGGTCCCCCATTTACATAAAGTCCGGTAGAACTTGGACCAGTACTTGTAGCAACTGGAAAAGAATTTTGATCAAAATGACAAAGATCAAATTTGATTGCAATACTATTGATTGGATTGGGTTGTGTATCATAAACACCATAACCATCACAATTTGCATCACCAAGATAAAATATCCCAACAAACCCCTCGGCATCAGGAGGAGACGTGGTATTTTGAACAACAAAAGCCATTCCGCCCGTAATTGCTGAAGTTGAATTTGGATCTACATGGAATGTAAAATATGTTGTAAATCCTTTACTAATATCTACTAGAGTCGTATACCAAACTGCTCCACCAGTATGTCCACTATTTGCAAGTACAAGCACTAAATTACTACCATCTATCTCAGAATGGTTGGCTTCTACATGCAAGCCAGAAGAATTAGCAAAAGTTGAATAGTTGAAGAGTAATGTAGCTAATGTTTGATTTACAACTTGAATTCCTCTAAAAGGGATTGACGTATAACTAAAACCACCAGAAAAAGGTTGAACATTTAGATTGATAGTATTAGTAGAACTAGAAATATTAATAGCAACATTATTCATTGGTGCTAGAAATACTCCAGTAATATTGCCATTCACGTTGGCAACAGATCCAGATACATTGACATTCAAAGTTTCTGCTGGAAGTGTAATAGTAAAAATAGTTTGCGCAGCATTACCTACAAATGCGCCTCCAGCATTTGGATTAGTAATAATTTGAGTTGCTATGAGATTACAGTTGATATTAGCCATTTATTATTTATCATATTTCGTAGAAGGTGTTGCATTGCATCGTGCCATTTGCGCCATATAATCTTATTTGTTGAGTATTTTCAGCCATTTCTATCAATTGAACTGTTCCATTAGCATAAAACTTGGAAAGAATGTATGGCAAACTTGGTTGAGGAGGAGCCAATGACATAGTAATACCAATAATTGATGCTCCTGTAACACCAGTTAAAGTAGCATTTCCTGCAGGGATTGTATTATTTGCTGTTTGAATAACATAATCCATCAAAACAGCTGCTGGATGTCCACCACCCAAAAACCCAGAATAGATATGATTAGGATAGTTAGAAACATCATCACTAACTCCTGTGCAGCCAGTCGTACCTGACATACAAGAAAACATCAAACAAAAACAATCATTTTGAGTAGGAGTCAAACTTGGATAACCAAGATTATTATCTGAACCAATAACAGCTTGATTAGTATTATCTACTACAGAACCAATAGCTGGGGCTGACCCATTTATAGCTCTTATTACAAAAGCAGATACCCAAAGGAACTGAGTATTATCTATTGTTGGTAAAGGCTCACCACCTGTAGCATATCTGGCATAAACTGCTTGATAGTTCTGAGGAGCATATAAGACAGTATATGGTGTTCCTCCAGAAGTTGGAGTTACCAAAGTTTGTGATATATTATACAATCTCTGTCCTATAACAATCAAATCACCTGTTTGCATCCCTGCTGGGAAAGCACTAACAGTAGGATTGGTAGCTCCATTATTTGTAATAGTACAAGGACCAATATATTCCCAACCAGCAGGGAAAGCTGAAAGTTGTGTTCCTCCTTCTACAAATTGGTTAGCCTGAAAATATCCATTGGCATACATGCGGATTGGTTGTGAGGATGTTTGTAAAGAAAATGCCATTGCCATTGGCCAATATCCATCATATTGGCCAGCAGAAAATGCCGTCCATGTAGCTGCATATGATCCAGCAGTATTAATAGTAGAAATTGAATCTTCTGGATAACCCCCAAAAACGGTCCAAGGAAGACCTGCAGGTGAACGTAAATTAAATCCAGTACCTGCATTAATTGGATTTGAATTGCTTGTAGTATCAACTACCAAACCAACAACTGCGGCAGGAACTTGTCCAGAACCGATAGAAATGGTACCTGAATTAATTGCATCAGTACCTGTTCCTGGACCATTATCAAGAGTCGCATTAACTCCAATAAAGGCTAAGAGCCCAGAGTATTCAACGATGACAGGTGCAGAAATCTCACCTTTCATTCCCCCAGTAGTCCATGAAAGAGTAACAGTTGTTAAACCACCAGCTACATTTAAAGCATAGGCACACCACATGGCGTAGTTGCCTTGCACATATGGAATAGGAGAACCAGGTACTACCCAAATATTTTTGCCGTCTGATATTGAAAGACCAGCACTATTATTGGTACCTATTACCCATAAAACTAACGCATTACCAGCAGTAGGAGTTATTGAAAGTGAAGTAACTTGTTGTACATAAGTTAGAGGCATATATCATACAAATACAAAATCAAGAGAGTTAGAACTTACATTATTTGTTATTTGAAAGTTAGCATTGGCAGTATTGCCTTGATTACCACCAAAATAGACACTGTTGGTGTTAGAAAGCTGAATATTAGCTTCTACACCAACAGTTTGTGCTGCGATGTTGTAGGTTAGGTTTGCATTCGCGCCATCAACACCACCCTGATTGAACAATATTTGTTGATTGGCACCAGGAGTGCTGGGGCGGCGAACTTGAATACCGATTTCGCCACCAGAACTCATTATTGACCTCTATTAGTAGTTAGCAGCTTGACCTGAGATAGATACAACAGCATGGGCTGTAGCATTAGCTGAGTTGGCTGAAATCACCAATGAGCAAGCATTGTTGGCCAAGTAAAGATACTTGTTACCATTTGCATCCTGTGGTAACCAAGAGAACTGGGTGTTACCAAACAGGTTGATCATTGATAAAGCTACAAGGTTACCAGAGTTAGCAGGGACATTGACCTGACAAAGCTGTGTAATCTGACCACCCACATTCAAAGAGAATGTGACCAAATGGTCTATTGTGTCATTACTTGTTGCAACAAGTGTTTCAATCTTAGTTCCATTTGTACCACCCTGAACTAAGTTTGTTGTAGTTGTTACAGCCGCATTTACTAGGCCAAAGCTTAGTATAGATTGTGGAAAAAATGGTTGAAAAGAAAATGCCATAGATAAATCCTCTTGGTATTACAATATTATTTAGTCTATTACAACACTCCACTGAAAAGTGTGTAATATGTTGGGATTGGATACACATAAAATGCTATATTGGCCTGTGTAGAACCATTTGCAGAAGCCTGAACAGTCAGTCCTGCAGAGTTATTAAAGTTCAGATTTGCATTAGCTAAAACAACTGTTCCATTTGCATAGACATCAACCTGATAAGCACCACCACCGCCACCCGGAGGCACTCTGGTATCAATAACTACATTACCATTAGCATTGTAGCTGACTGCGATATTAGAGTTGTTACCAGATACAACACCAGTTAGAACAGCGGCAGCATTCACATTTAAAGATATATTTGCTTGCGTGCTGCCATTAGCCGCAGTATAGACATTGATGTAAGAAGTATTATTGAAGTTGATATTAGCATTTGTAAGAACTGATGTACCATTAGCATAAACATCAACCTCATAAGCTCCACCTCCTCCAGGAGGAACTCTTGTATCAATAACCACATTACCATTAGCATTGTAAGAAATATTGATGTTAGAAGTATTTCCTGAAACTACACCCAACAATATAGCTGCCATATTAGCAACTATAGAGATATTGGATTGCAATGCACCATTAGCAGCAGCTACAACATTTGATGTAGTGGTACCAAGGAAGTTTATATTGGCTGTAGCAACAACCAATGCACCACTATTATATGTTGTTGTATTGGGTGATATTAGTGTTGGAATATTAGCTGTGGCAATATTAGCCAATGTTGTAATAGATAAATTGCCTGCTGTTATATTTTGAGTAACACCCAGATTACCTGTAAAAGTATTCTGTGTTACTTTCAGATTGCCTACATTGGCTATGTTAGCTGCTACATTCAAAGTTGCAGAAATATTGATATTGGCAGCTGAAAGATTGCCTACAGTAACATTTTGAGTAACAGATAAATTTCCTGTTGCGGTATTTTGAGTAACTAAAACATTTCCAGCATTTGCTATATTTTGTGTAACACTTGCATTAGCTGTTGAAATATTTCCAAATGTAGCATTTTGAGTGACACCTAGATTACCAGTAAATGAATTTTGCGTTACAAGCAAATTACCCGTATTTGAAATATTGGCAGCAACATTCAAAGTAGCTGATACATTAACATTAGCAGCAGAAATATTGCCAGCAGTAGTATTCTGGGTAATAGACAGATTACCTGTTACAGTATTCTGGGTAACCAAAACGTTGCCTGCATTAGCTATGTTCTGTGTTACACTAGCATTTGCCGTAGATATATTACCAAAGGAAGCATTCTGAGTTACAGATAGATTTCCCGTGAAAGAGTTCTGTGTTACGAGTAGATTGCCTGTATTAGAGATATTAGCACTAACATTGAGACTTACAACATTAGCATTACCAGCCACAACATTTTGTGTGATGGTAAGATTACCGGTGAAAGAGTTCTGTGTTACTAATAAATTACCAACATTGGTAATGTTAGCAGATACATTCAAACTGATAACATTCATACTGCCATTGACAGTTAGAATATTAGCATTATAATCAAATATTAGATTTGGTGAAGCACCATCCACACCACCTTTGTTATAGATAATCTGCTGGTTAGCACCAGGAGTTGATGGTCTTCTGTGATATAAAAAATCAGCCATTATAGCACCGCATAATAAGCGATATATCCTGAACCTACAAGAGGAGCAGTATTTATTGCTGTTTGTAAGATATTAGAGTTCATTGCTACATTGGCCTGTGTTGTACCATTAGCAGTAATGAATACATTTATCAGAGAAGTATTATTGAAGTTTAGATTTGCATTCGCTAGAACAGAACTTCCATTTGCATAGACGTCTACTTCATAACTTCCGCTACCTCCATTTACTGCAGCAGTATTAACAGAAAAGGCTATATTTGCCTGACCAGAACCATTAGCTGTAGCAGATACATTTATGGTAGCTGTATTATTGAAGTTTATATTAGCATTAGCTAAAACGATTGTTCCATTGGCATAAACAGCAACTAGATTAGCAGCCTGACCAGCATAGGTATAGGCAGCAGCACCAAGAGACAATGCTGTTTGAGCAATACTATTCACCCAGGCTACAGCATTAGCAGTAGCAGCATTACCAATATCAGTTGAAGTAATACTGTCTATAAGTTGAGTAACACCCTGCTGCGATGTAGTAGCAATATCAACATTGAAAGCTACATTAGCTTGTGTTGAGCCATTCGCACTAGCATAGACAGTTATGAATGATGTATTGATGAAGTTTAAGTTAGCATTTGTAAGAACAGAAGTACCATTAGCATAGACGTCTACTTCATAGGCACCACCACCGCTACCAGGAGGTAATCTAGTATCAATAACAACATCACCATTAGCATTGTATGTTACATTGATATTACTTGTATTGCCTGATACAACTCCTTCTAAGATTTGAGAAATATTAGCTACAAATGAAATGTTACTTTGATTGGTTCCATTTGCTGCTGCAACAACATTAACTGTGGCTGTATTGTTAAAGTTAACATTAGCTGTAGATAGAACTACTGTACCATTGGCATAGGTAGCAGTATTTGGTGATTTCAATGTAGGAATATTGGCGGTGGCTAAATTAGCTATAGCAGAAATAGTTATATTAGCAGCAGAAATATTACCAGCTGATACATTTTGAGTAATACCCAGATTACCTGTAAAAGTATTCTGAGTAACAAGTAGATTACCAGTATTTGAAATATTGGCAGCAACATTCAAAGTAGCACTAACATTGACATTAGCTGCTGAAATATTACCAGCAGTAGTATTTTGTGTAATAGACAAATTACCAGTTGATGTATTCTGGTTGATTGTGATATTACCCGTTACCACATTTTGTGATACAAGAATATTGCCAGCATTACTAATGTTTGCACTAACATTGATGTTTGCTACATTGATATTGCCAGCAGAAATATTTTGAGTAACAGACAGATTACCAGTAGCAGTATTCTGTGTAACGATAATATTGCCAGTATAGATATTCTGTGTTACAAGGATATTACCAGCATTTGAGACATTGGCAGATACATTTATATTAGCAACGTTGATATTGCCAGCTACTACATTTTGTGCAATAACTAGATTACCAGTAGCTATATTTTGAGTAACAAGCAAATTACCAACATTAGCAATATTAGCTGCAACATTTAGACTTGTAACATTCAATACATTAGCATTATAATCAAATGTTAGATTTGGTGAAGCACCATCAACACCTCCCTTATTGAAGATAATCTGTTGATTGGCTCCAGGAGTAGAAGGTCTCCTTACTCTCCAATTCATATCACCAACTGACATTTAGACTCCTCCACCATAGGTGTATACAACTGGATCTGGTATTACTGTACGCACTGCTGTGCCAACTCCAATAAAGACATTGGCAAACTCAGCATTACCTCCTATAGTATTTTGTGTTATTGAAAGATTACCACTGAATGAATTTTGAGTAACCAACAAATTACCAGTATTGGCTATATTCTGAGTTACACTTAGATTAGCAGTAGAGATATTACCAAAAGAACCATTCTGAGTAACAGACAGATTACCTGTGAAAGAATTCTGTGTTACCAATAGGTTGCCGACATTAGCAATATTAGCAGCTACATTCAATGTCGCACTAACATTAACATTGGCTGCTGAAAGATTACCAACGGTAGCATTTTGAGTTACTGATAGATTACCGGTGAAAGAGTTTTGAGTAACAAGTAAATTGCCCGTATTACTAATATTTCCAGACACATTCAATGAAACCAAATTCATTGTTGTGTTTATAGCAAATGAGATATTAGCCTGAGTAGAGCCATTTGCTACAGCAAAGGCATTGATTGAAGTAGTATTGATTACATTTAGATTAGCATTAGCAAGAACTACAGAACCATAAGCATATACATCAACTTCATATGCTCCGCCACCACCATTACCAGAACCAGGTGGCAAACGAGTATCAATAACTGCATCACCATTGCCTGCATATGTAACAGAGATATTTGATACATTTCCTGCTACAATACCCATCAATATCTGGGCAATATTAGCTACAAATCCTACATTAGCCTGTGATACATTAGCTGCATTGGCACTAGCACTAACATTCACGGTTGCCGTGTTGATAAAATTTAGATTTGCATTAGCAATAACAATCGTACCATTAGCATATACACCAACCAGATTAGCTGCCTGACCAGCATATGTATAGGCACTTGCTCCCAATGAAAGAGCTGTTTGGGCTATTGAGTTGACCCAGGCTACAGAGTTTGCTGTAGCTGCATTTCCAGTATCTGTAGAAGTAATAGAATCAATAAGTTTAGTAATACCTTGTTGTGTTGTATTAGCAATAGCAACGTTGAATGAAATATTGGCCTGTGTTGAGCCATTGGCATGAGCATTGATAGTTACAGATGGACTATTGACAAAGTTTAGATTGGCATTAGCCAGGACAGAAGTTCCGTTGGCATAGACATCAACTTCATAGTTACCACCGCCACCTCCTGGAGGCAATCGAGTATCTATAACAACGTTACCATTAGCATTGTAAGAAATGTTGATATTAGAGCTGTTTCCAGTTACAACACCTGCCAAAATGGCAGCCATATTTGGCACAACAGATATATTTGATTGTGTTGTTCCATTAGCAGCTGCAACTATATTTGATAGGGCCGTGCCAAGAAAGTTTAGATTAGCTGTAGCAACAACCAATGTTCCACCATTGAATACTTCTGTATTTGGTGATATTAGTGTTGGGATATTAGCAGTAGCTATATTAGCTAAAGTTGTGACAGAAAGATTACCTGTAAAAGTATTCTGTGTTACTTTCAGATTACCAACATTAGCTATATTAGCTGCTACATTTAAAGTAGCACTAACATTGATATTAGCAGCGCTAATATTTCCTGCTGTTAGATTTTGGGAAACTCCAAGATTTCCAGTAAAAGAGTTCTGTGTAACTAATAGATTACCAGTATTTGAGATATTAGCACTGACATTCAGATTAGCAACATTGGCATTACCAGCTATTATATTCTGAGTAATGGTAAGATTACCAGTTGCTAGATTTTGAGTAACTGTGACATTACCAGCGAATAGATTTGCTACAGTATTGATAGTAGCTGAAACATTGATATTTGCTGCTGATAGATTACCAACAATTGCATTCTGTGTAATAGATATATTACCAGTAGCTATATTCTGAGTGGCAGTAATATTTCCAGCAACAATATTAGCAGCAGTATTGATAGTTGCTGAAGCATTGATGTTGGCGGTAGTGATATTACCAAATGATGCATTTTGGGATACTGATAGATTGCCAGTAACAGCATTACCTGTAACTGTTAGAACATTATTACCATAATCATAGGTCAGATTAGCATTCGCGCCATCAACTCCATGTTGATTGTACAAAATCTGAGTATTGGCACCAGGAGTACTATGCCTTCTTGTTCTTGAATTAATATCACCTACACTCATCAAACTCCCCCACACATAGCATAAACATCAGAAGAAATAGACAATACATTGATGGTTATCTGTGTTATGTTAGGTGTAAATGTAACATTTGCCTGGGTTGATCCATTGGCTGTCAATACTAGATTAGAAGCAAAGCTATTCAAAAAGTTCAGCTGAGCATTGGCTAGAACTAATGCACCATTAGCATAAGCATCTACTTCATATTGTGCATTACCACCAGAACCACCATTAGCAACTATTCTGGTATCAATACCAACATTACCATTAGCATAGTAGGTAATAGCTACATTTGAAGCATTAGCAGATATAACACCCGTCAATACTGCAGCTGCATTAGTATTTAGAGATATGTTAGCCTGAGTTGAACCATTAGCAGAAGTATAAACATTGATGTAAGAGGTATTATTGAAATTTAGATTTGCATTAGCTAGAACAGAAGTTCCATTAGCAAAAACATCAACCTCATAAGCTCCGCCACTTGTCAAACGAGTATCAAGTACAACATTACCATTAGCATTATATGTTACATTAAGATTTGAACTGTTACCAGATACAACACCAGTTAGTACAGCGGCTGCATTTACATTCAATGAAATGTTTGATTGATTAGTTCCATTGGCTGCTGCATAAACATTTACATAAGAAGTATTGTTGAAGTTTATATTAGCAGTTGATAAGACAACTGTTCCATTGGCATAGGTAGCCGTATTTGGAGATTTCAATACAGGTATATTTGCTGTAGCAATATTGGCCAAAGTTACAACAGATAGATTGCCAGTAACCAAATTTTGAGATACTGCAACATTACCAGCATTTGCTATATTACCAGATACATTCAAAGAAACAAGATTTGCTGTCGTATTCAGGTTGAATGATACATTTACCTGTGTAGAACCATTTGCTACAGCAGAAGCATTGACTGATATAGTATTGATGAAGTTTAGATTAGCATTGGCTAGAACTAATGCACCATAAGCAGATATATCTACTTCATAGTTACCACCACCAGCAGGTATTCTTGTATCAACAACTACATCACCATTAGCATTATAGGTAATATTGACGTTTGAAGTATTACCAGAAACAACTCCTTCAAGAATTTGTGCCTGATTTGCTACAAAAGATATATTACTCTGACCAGTACCATTGGCTATAGCGACTACATTCACGGTTGCCGTGTTATTGAAGTTTATATTTGCATCAGCAAGAACCAATGTTCCGTTAGCAAAAGTAGCTACAGTATTAGATCCAGCATTTGCCTTCACATAAGCAGAGTTGGCTGTAGTTGAGGCTGTTTGTGCAAGACCATTTGCAACATTGGCTTCAGCATAGGCGGCATTGGCCTGAGAATAAGCAGCATTTGCTTCATCATATACAGTGCCAACTATGGCAGAAACATTGGCGTTAAAGGCAATATTAGCCTGATTAGCCGCATTAGAAGTAATAGCTACATTTATGGTGGCTGTGTTATTGAAGTTTACATTTGCATTTGCTATTACAACAGAACCATTAGCTAAAACATCAACCTGATAGTTGTCATTGTGGAATGTTGTATCAATATATACATTTCCACCAGAATCAAATACAGATACATTAGATATGTTGCCAGATAATACACCAGATAAAATAGCAGCTTGATTAGCCTGGAATGATACATTAGCCTGATGTGTACCATTGGCTGCAGCCACTACATTAATAGAAGAAGTATTATTAAAGTTGATATTGGCATTAGCCAGTACCAAAGACCCATTGGCAAATGTAGCAACAGTGTTGGCAGCAGAGTTAAGAGCAGCAGGATTAGCTGCAGCCAAAGCTTCATTAGCTGTTGTTGAGGCATTCTGTGCTATTAAGAGAGCCTGTTCAGCTATTGATAGACCTTCAGCATTGGTCAAAGTTACATTTATTCTGGTGCCTGGACCTGGCATTTATTATCCCTGAGGTGGAGTATCAATAAAAGAGTTAGAGTTAGGCATCCATGGTGTTCCGGCCAAAACTCCTGCTTGTGCAGGCAATCCATTAGCTGGTGGAGTAATGTTACTGATACCTGGTCTCATATATAGAATGCCTTCAAGTATTCTTGTTGTAAGATTTGAGGCATCCATCATTGTTAGGTCATAGAAATACCTACCAGCTCTGATATTGGATGTTGTAGCCGCATTTAATGTAACTGTTGTATTACCATTCGTTGCATTTGTTATTTGAATGATAAAATTACCAGTTGTATTTGAGGTATAGTAAGATGTCTTGAATGAGCCAAAGAAAACATAGTTAGCAATGTTGACAGGAGTCCCATCAGCATTGTTAAAATTCATAGCTACAGACCAATCAGATCCCTGATTGATGAATAGATCAGAATAGTTAACCCCAGAGCTTACATCAAAGGTAAGAGAAACACTACCCATTTGTTACTCTTTCTTGAGGTCTATAATTTCCTCAACTCTTTGAACTACAGCATTTGCTACAGCATCAACTTTGTTTTCTATTGCTCTAACATCCTGAACAATAACATTTGCCATTGCTTCTACATTTGCTTCAACTTTTTCAACAAAAGCTTCTACTTTTGGTGAAACTTCTGCAATGACATTTTGAACAGCTACTTCTGCAACCTTAACTTCTGCCTCAACAGCCTGTACTACATCCTTCAGAACATTAATAGTTTTGAAAGTAAGAAATGTAGAGTAGTCTTGCTGCAACAGAACTATAGCACCATTAGCAAGAGTCCAGATTTGACTCCCAGGTTCGTTAACAGCATCTACTGATTTACCATCAAGTGTGATTTTCATAAGCCAGTCTCCATGTTTATACTCTATTTATAAGAGAGGAGAAGAGAAGACTGGCTTATTATCTCAAAATAATGAAATCAACCAATGCCAAAAATTTTCTATAGCAACCAGAATATTATGAAAGAATGAGGTTGGTTGGGGCTGCTGGGGTTGACTCACGGAGAAAGGTAATAGTGGATGATTCAATACCCACTGTACCTCCTTGTGCAACGACAGCCAGACCCAAAGTATGATTACCTGTTGGTAAGCTTGTGAATGTGCTCACCATTTCCAGATTCAAAGTATTGGCATAACCAATAGGAACACTAACTGCTGGCAATGAATCAATATAAACAGTAACACCAACCATGGCATTTGCTGCATCAAAAGCAGTATTGTCTGTATTGAGTGTTGGATTTGTCCATTCAAGGACATGAGGATTTGTTACCATTTATATCTCCTTTTTAACCTACTTTGGTGAGAACTATGTAACTATTAGCATTCACTATTAGAGTATTAGCAGCTGATATTAACTGACCGAAACGAGGGCCAAATGTTCCCTTAGTAACAACACTCACAATTCCACCAAAGAGCATCACAACCATGAATGTTGGAGGATCTGAATTATTTTGAATTTGAGTAGACATACCAAATTCAACATCATGAAGATTACCATCATATATCCAATATGAACTACTTGCTGTTGTACCAGCATTACCAGAAGCAAAATCTAACTTCCAACCACCGGCATTATTTGCGGAATATTGAATATACAATGCTCCTCTCATTTCATAAATACCATTTTCATTAAGATTGACAGTTAATCCCTGAATAGGAGTCATTGTTGTATTGCTTGTCCAGTTTTGAGTAACAGACTGGACACCAGCTATAGCTGTTGTTACACGAGTCACACTATTTGATAATGGACTTGAATTTGCCTGAACAGCACCAGATATATGGAAACCACCGGTATCATCAGTCCAATAATCTGGATAGTTCTGATTAGTTAAGAACGAAGTAGTAAGGAGTGAAATACCACTAGGAGCAGTATTTCCTACAGGATTGGTATAGACTGTGATCTGACTTCCAAATTTGATATCAAATGTTGCATATGCATTACCATTCGTCACACCAGCATATACAGAAAGAGCACTATTTGCTTCTTGATAAACTGCTATAAATGCGTTGCTTCTTTGTGAACCTATAGAGTTCCAACTAATAGTAGTTCCAGGACCAATCAAGACTCGATAACCTGATGATGTAGTATAAGTATCATTAAAAATGCCTTCAATAATCATACTAGCATTTGAAGCAGGAACTGAAGCTATCTTGTAATAGGTATTACCACCAGAATTATTAGCAGAAAATATATTGAAACCAAGAGTGTATATACTCTGACCAGCATTAAAGGCTGTTGTATTGGCTATAGCACCATTATTACCTACATTACCAAATGCTATGCCTCCAATACCAAGGATATTATTTCCATCAGTAGTTACGATAGTATTATATGATTGAGCAGAATTTGCTGCTACCTGAAAGGTATTGGCGACATTATTAAACATAATATCAGCAAATTCTGTAGAAGTTCTTTCCATCAATATATGAGAACTATCATCAGAAAATTGACCAAATCTTAGAATAAATGTATTTGATACTGTTGAAAGATTAGCCTGGAATACGGCAGAACCTTCAACCAACATGCCACCAGTTGCAACAATAGTACCTAGATTTGCATTACCACCAGGACCAATATTCCAAGTATTATTAGCATCCAAATTAATCTGGTTGGTCACATTCATTGTGTTAAGTAGACCAGTACCAAGATTATAGGTAGTAACTCCCAATAATGTTACATTCGCATTATTGATCCAGGCATTCTGACTGACATAGATATTACCTGTATTTGAAATAAACAGGCTATTACCAACATTGATTGTAGCTTTCTGATTAAAAAATGGGATCGTAATAGCAGGAGTATTAGCAAGATTATTACCAGTGAAAGCAACATATCCGGCTACATTCACATTCTGAGCAGTCAAAATACCAGTTGAAATGACATTAGGACTTTGAACGGTATTTGCTACCTGTACCAATACAGTATTTGTTGGGAATGATACAGAGTTACCAACAGAAACCAAATTACCTTGATTTTGAATAGAACCAGTTGTTAGCTGCTGTGATAAAGTTACATTACCAGAAACAGATAGCACTGTACCAGTATTAGTCAATATTAGGAATGTTCCATTGGCTAGAGTTATGCTGCCATTATCTGCATAAAACAAACCATTGCGTAGCTGATTGATAGCATTGGCAAGATTGTTTGTATTTATTAGCCAATCTTGAAAAGTATTTGATGTTCCTAATATTGAAAGATTACCATTACTCATATAATATCGCCTCTTGCTCTAGCAAATCTTTTCAAAGCAGATTGACGACAACGTTCTCTTGTTTCATTGCTTCTTTTCTTACCAAGATTAGATAAACTTGATTTACGTTTGCTTTCTTCTTTATGATGTCTACCTAACATACCATTATTGGGTATCCAATTGCCTTCTTCAAATCTAATACGAATAGTGTTAGATATTTGTTGTTTTGTTTCTTCATCACGAGGTCTAGATATTTTTCCAAAACCTCCCTTACCACCAGGTACAATATTATAAACTTTTCCTTTATGTTCCTCTAACCATTTTTCCGTTACAAGTTCGGCTTCAGCCAAATATGCATTTTTTTCTGAATCAAAATATGCAATCACTTCAACATCAAAAATTTTTCTTCCATATTTTCTCAAGGCTCTCCAAATATAATCACCAGAACCACAATATTTATCAATATATTCTATAGTTCCAAAATTTGGATCATCGGTAGCGTGAACACCAATGTAAAACTTCTTATTCTTTAGATTTGTAGATTTGTAAAGTGTATAAAACATTAAGGTATGCTCTTTTCATCAACACCTAGGTACTTAGCAAGTTTCTTCAACAAATCTTTCTTTTCTTCCAATTCGCAATTGGGTTGATCTGTCTTATCATCATAATCTTTAGCTTGTCTAAGCAACTTCAGAAACTCTTCAAACTGTTCCTTTGTTGGTCCATTATATTGCGGAACAACATTTGCAATTGGTGGCCAAGTTGCAAAAGTAATATTACTGGTTGTAATAGGAACAACATCAGTTGGGATCTGTGGTGGTATTGCCCAAGGATAAATTCCTGGCATTGTATTACTTGAACCAGTAACAGACTCTCTAGGATCCCAACTTGGCCATATAGCAGTATTACTAGTCAAAGTATATTGCCTCAAAAAATAATCACTAATCACAGAATAGGAACACATTATCTCTTCTCCAACAACATTCTCAACATATCTTTAATCTCATTAACATCACTTCTCAATCTTTGCAGTTCTTCTTCTCTATTTCTTTCTTTTTCTAGGTTCTCAAACATTACTTGATGTCTTCTCATAGCAGAGGTATCTGTATTTATGACAGCCTTGCTATGAGAATCTTTGATCAAATTTTTATGTCCTTCAACTTTATAGAACATTTTATCCTGCCGGATATGCTATGCACTGCATTGATTGAACAACTGGACATACTGTTGTATCACTAGCATACAATACAATCTTTATGGCAAAATACTGGAACTGGCCACCCAAAGGATACTGAACACCATTCCACTGATAACTTAGAGTACCAGATGGCAAACCATTTGGACCAAGAGCAGGACAATATTCTAGTGCAACTGGTGTTAGCTGATCTGGTGAATTCACCGAATTAACTGATGTCATTTGAATCCAAGGAACATTAGCAAAAGCCTGAGTATCTGTGGCTGAAAGAACTTTGTAATAACATAGAACATTGGTTCCAACAGGCATTATAGCACTCAAATAAACTCTTAGATCACCAGCAGCCATACCTGTTGCTAGAGCAATTTTGCGTGTAATATATCTTGTGATACCATTACCACCAGAAGGAGCATTTTCACCAGCCACAACAGCAGTAGCATTTTGTGGTGCACCTGGCTCAGAAATAGTGATTGTTGGGGCAACACTATAACCAGCACCCGGATCTGTTACAGTAATGAATGATACTTGATTGCCACTCATCACCATTACATTAGCTTTGGCCTGAATACCACCAGTCAAATCAGGTACACCAATCGTAACTACAATATTATTAGCATTGATATGGTTGCCACCATTTGTTACTGAAATATTTTCTTGATTGATCTGACCAGAGTTAATAATGTTGGTCATTGCTATACCAGATAACATTTCAGTATTAAACATTGGAGACAAATCTGGATTTTGTGTCTGGAATGAAATTTGACACAAAATACTATTAGCATTACCTGGGAAGATCAAACGTCTCTTTGTGCTATTAACTGAAGAAATAGCCAAATCCTGACCAAAATCCCATATTGTGCCTGGTGTAACCTGTGTATAGGATATATCAGGAGCAAAAGTATTAGCCAATACAGTTAATAGTTTATAGGTCAATTCACAAGGTGAAAATGATACATCACTACTATTCAAAATGATATCATCATATGGTGTAAAGTTTGTAATAGGCTCTATACCAAAAGTAAAAGATACTGGTTGAGTATTAAACTGAGCCTTATTCAATACAAACATTAACATTTGATTTGGAATGGCTGTCCAGGTAGAAGCATTCTGTGATTTGAAGAATGAACCTATTGAAGGTTGAGATGAAATTCTTCTTGTTCCATTAGCTCCGCCGGTACTAATATCTGTTTCACCAAGTGTAGCAATATACACTTCATAATCTGGGCTTTCACTATACAATACAATAGCATATTCTGTAGCTGGTTGTAGATAGACTGGATCTGGGAATGCAAATTTGGTAAGAGTTTGATTATTGTTAACCAAAGAACCAACATTAATACTATCTGGAGTTGTAGATACAGCTATTTGATTAAAATCAACTGTGGATGTTGCTATAATATTGCTGGTTGGAATACCATTATTAACTTCAACAATACTCAACTGAACAGGAAATTTTGGAGAATTACCTTCAGGTATTGCATTAAACCAAATATCTACACTTGAAATGAACACGCCATAATTTGTTTGTTGTGATGTTGGTGTTGGTGTATAGAAAGTCTGTGATATAGGACTTACAGAAAATGTGCCAGTATACTGTGTTAGATTGGCGCCATTATAAACACCATTAGCAGCAACATTAGCAGCTAGTTGAGAAAATACTCCAGCATAAGTCGTATTTGGTCCTGGAGAAGCAACAACTACCTGTGTTTGAACAGAAGGAGTTGTATGATAATAATCAGCAGCAATTGCTTTTTGTTGAGCAGCAGTTAGACCAGCTGGTTCAATAGGAGTAGCTGGAGTTGAAACTCCTGCACCCAAATAACCTTGTGAAGTATAAGCACCTACTGCTGACATTGTAGCATTAGGATCATCCACAATGATACTATCCGTGATCTTGAAGACTTGTTTTCCAGATGGAAACTGAATAGTTGAGGTTTCTGGTAGCTGGAAAATACCAGCCAAGCGGCTAACTGAGTCAACATTAGCATAACCAATACTGTATGTTGTATTACCATCAGGTCCTGGAGAGAATGTTGTATTGGTATATAACAAACTCCAGTTATTAACAACATTAGAAACTGTTAGAATCCTTCCCTGTTGTCCCAATCCTTGACCTGATGTTAAGAATAATGTATTTCCAACTGCGTCTGCAGGAGCAGGACCAGAAATCATTACACAATTAGCATTTGGAATAGCATACACATTTGTTATTTCAGCCATACCACTACGATGATCATACTGACTAACCAAAAACTTGACTGATGGAATTTCTAAATCATATACTGGTGCATTTAGAGGAAACTTATTTCCAATAACAGGATTGTTAGCACTTACAACCTTATTGCCACCACTCAAATACAACCAGGCCTGAGTATTGGCTGTTGATGTACTATTTGAACGCATATGTCCTAATAATGGATATACAGTCAATACTTTATCAGCATTATTATAATAAACAACCTGACCTTCAAAAGTAGCATTACCTGCAACTGCAGCTGACGTATTTGGTCCTTGATATACTATAGAACCAGGAACATAATCAGTAGCACCAAGACTATTGGCACCAATAGGAGATATATTAACACTCAAATAATTTTCATTGATATAAACAGCGTTATTTGAACCTGTTATAACAGTTGCAAAAGCATGAGTAGTATTACAATATAATCTTGATCCTTCTCCCAAATAAGTTCCGTATATAGTTGTAGCAATATTAGCATTATCTGGTACTAACTTTGAACCTCTTTGAGTAAAGTTATCAACATTTACATCACCAAAAAAGAAGTGTGCCAAACGATCTGGTCTAAGATTTTCAGCACGAAAATCTATTTCACGTGCACGCATGAAAGGAATAACTTGGTTATTAACTGTAGAAGAACCAATAGTTGTTTGTATTGATGTTGTTACATTTGCCATAATATTAGCCGACAATCAGACCAGTGGTATTTAGAACAGTAGAAGAACCAGTTGAAGGAATATATTGCTGTAACAATCCCTGTGCTGCCAAAGCAGAAGCACTCTGGATAATCTTTGAAGGTACTGGGAACCATTGACCATTTGGAGCTAATAGACCCCACCCAGTGGCAGTTTTCTCTAAGATTACGCAAGGAGAACCATAATACAATACTCCAGCAATACCATCACCATAACCAAATTCACCAGCTAGATTAAAGTTCAAAGCATTACCATACGTGTATGCCCAGGTTGCCATAGGATAGCAATAGGTAATCTTACCTGCCACAGCTGAAGCATATGCTCCGGCTGGTGGTGGAGGAGTTGCTGGCTTAGGCTGTGTGGTTGTAGTTGCAGGAACCAAATTAGCCTTATTTGTTGATGGTGCGGTAACTACTGGTGCTGGTGGCTTTGGTGCTGGTGGAGTAGCTGTTACTGGTGGCACATCAACTGTTGGACCAATAATCTGTGGTAGTATGCTATCACTATACCAATAATCTGTAGTTGGCCACATAGCCACCTGACCTTGGAATTGCCCAAAGGCATATGGCTGAATCTGAGTAAAATCTGATGCAGCATTTTGCACTATAACAGGTGTTTCTGTATAAGCCAATGACCAGGTTCTTTGATTTTCATTAGCAGGACCAGTATTGCTCTGGAATACAAATGATAGAGGAGTGATGCCTTGATAGGCAGTCATTCTACCATTATTGATACTACACAACAAGTCTTGATTGGTGGTATCTGCTACACTAAAATCAACAAAGGAATCAGTAACTATACCAAATTGTTCCTTGGCTGTTGTTCCATTTTGATATAGAACTGTTTGTTGGGTAGCCTGTTGTTCAAGCTGATTCAAAGATACATAATATTCAAGGTGACTGATACGAGCATCTAATGCTCCAATATCAGACATTGTATAACGTTTGTTCTCTACATAATTCAAAGTAACATTAGCAGCAAGATATGTATATTGAGGAACATTGATTACATATAGAGTCATTGCTCCAGATTCATCTGGTGGAGTTGCTGGCTGTAATGAAGGTACTCCAGAAATAATATCGAACTGTCTATTTTTGGTCAATATCAACTTATCAATACGAGGTAGATAATATTGATATGTCAACACCATTGAATCATCTGGTTGTGGTAAAGATAAACCAGTTAGACTAAATGATTGAATATTTGCCAAATAACCTGGTGTTCTGGTTGGTCTGAAATCTATTACGTCTCTAAGATTAACTGCTGGGAAAGAAGGAGATACATATACAGGAATAGCATTATTAGCATAGTCACTAGCGCTATAACTATCTGCGCTAAAGAAGCCATTAGTAACACTATGTGCATAATAAGTAAGCATTACAACAGTCTGACCTGCTGGAGGAGTAGCACCAGGATTCAATATCAGCCCACCATGATCATAATAGTTATCTCTTTGACCAGAATCAAATGAATACCTTGATGTAATATCTATAGCATTTGTTACATTAGGCATGAAACTTGAGTTACCAGAATCATAAATCTTAATGATTTGAGTTACGTCTGGTACACCCATTCCCATTCTGACACCAGGAATTTTTGTTATATCTGGATAACTACTAAACCAAACAAAACCATTTGTAGTATCTACCCATACACTACCAGCATTAACAGTACCAATAACATTTTGACCATTCAAATAACTATCAGTTACTCTCAAAACTGTATTGGCAGTATTTCCTACTAATGTCTTAGTTCTACGGAAGTTTACAGAAGCATTAGTATCTTCTACTGTTAAAATAACATCAGCCAGGAAATTTCCTGTAGTAATAGACTTAATAGTAACACTAGTTGATGAAGTTTGATATACTCCATTACCACCAGGATTACCATTAATATCCCAGCTCAATACTGCGCCATTGGCAAGATTAGCTGTTTGGTTATTACGCACAACCACAAAGAAGTTTTCAGCAGCAACAATATTTGTAAGATATTGATTAGTTAAACCAAATGTATATTGTTGAGCACTTGTCAAACCAGAACCTGTTCCTATTGTAGCATTACCAGAAGTAAATGCCACATTTGTCAAAGTTAATCTGGTTATATATGTTACGTTAGCATAAGTATTCTGTGCCACAAAAGTTTGTGGCAAAGGGAAATCTAATCTATTAAAGTTGGTGCTAAAGAGAACTGTATTACCATATGTATCTTTACCACCATTAATAGAAATATCCATGACAGGATATTGACCTGCCTGAGCATTTTGGGTATAGAATACATTACCAGCTGCTGTATTTGAAGGAGCAGCCACAAACCCATTAATGTCCTTAATACCAAACTGCAATGATAGTTGAGAAGTAGTATCCAACAACTGAGTAGTTGGTCTATTCAAATAGCCTACCTTACTTGTAGCATTATAACTAACAATAGTTCTCACATCACCAGAAGAATTACCAGCCAATACCGTCATTGTTACATTAGCAATAGCATTAGCAGAGGTAGTAAATGTTGCTGGTAGATTAACAGAAGTCGTATTAGAAGAAAGAGAGCTAGCATTTACAATAATTGGTGTTAGATTTACATCCAACAAATAAGCCAACCAATTATTTGCTCCATTATATTCTATATCTCTAATCTTTGTTGTACCAATCTTTGTATTCTGATAGGCCTGAGAGTTTGTAGTATTGACATTTCCAGAAGGAACTATATGAACATCCATTTGTCCAAAGTTGCCTGTATTGAAACCAACAACATTACCAGAATAAACATTTGTCACACCAACATAGTTACCAAACTCTAATGATAGATTATAATCTGCGCTTGTATTAGTAGAACGAGCCTTTGGTTCATTCATTTTTGATGCGGCTATAGTCTGAAACTCATAACCATCAACATAAGCCTTACCTGGTCCAATACTCAAAATTATATTATTTGAATTTATAGTATCATCAATAGCAGATACTATGAATGGATTGACAGTAAAATCTCCATCAGCATCATAGGTTCTTTGGGCTAACTGATTATCAATACTACCAAGGACAGGATACTCTACCTGATTTGTAATGACACCATTCTCAACTCTTAATAATTCAAAAAACTGACTATCATCAGTACTTGACAAATCTCTTATAGCTAAAATGAGTTCAAACTGAAATCTATCTGCTCCTGGCGCCTGATAATTGAAAGAACCTTGTGCAGGATCTAACAAAGAACTATCCTGAGCTGATGTTACAATATCCTGATTGATTTGCAATCCTACTCTACAGGAAGGGAATGCTGTTAAAGAACTTAGAACAACAGTTTGTTGAGGGACATATACAAAATAACCATCAACATAAAATACACCTTCATTAATAGACGCTATAGCTGCCTGACTAGTAGCATTAGGTGATACTAGAGTAGCTAATGATGAACCATTAGATATTTGTATCTGAGATCCATCAGCAAAAGTATTGGCTGATAGATATTTGACAATCAATGCTCCCTCAACTGTATTACTAGATACACTATCATCAGTTGCTATTACAACAGCAAGAGTATTAACATTACCAACTGGATTGATAATCTGTTCATCAGCAAAACTTGACAGAGTAATATTATCATTAGATACTAGTTGAATAGACAAAACACTATTATCAAATGTAATATGGCCACCCTGAACAGGACTGCCATTTTCAAATAGGAAATTGCCAATCTGTGATAACTGATAAGTTAACAAAGATTGTATTTGATTGAGTTCTCTTGATTGTACTGCTTGACCGGGCTTGAATAGAACCTGTAGATAATCTTTTAGAATCTCTGCCTGAGTATCATCAAAATAAGGAGCGCTATTTTGGAAAACCTGAACTATGCCATTATTTGCTGTCATTTTAGAAACTCAACACTACCCTACACAGTTCTGTCTGGCTCAATCCTCTTGTTATTGGAAGAGTATTGTTTATATAAAGTATCTTGCCTGTAAATAACTGTATATCAGGCGAAGTTAGAATAAATGCTGTCACTGGTTTTGTTTGAATTGTCCCAACGATTGGTGCGTTCTGTGTAAATGTTCCTGTAAGATTATTTAGCCAGAGAAAGTTGTTTACATTATCCCAATAAACAACAGTTGCAGAGAAGGTAGCATTGGCTAAAGTTACGCCTTGATAGACAGTTTCATCCAAACTGAAAAATGAACCTGATGGTAGAGATTGCACACCTACTTTGCTAACAGTTGAATAGTTCAGATTGCTGGCAACATTCCCACTAGTGGCTAATGGTGCTTCTATAATAGACAACTGTCTATATTCAAAGAGACCAGCTCCAGTAGATACGCCTGTTGGTATGGTATTACTTTCACTACCAATCAACTCTACGGCTATCATTAGGTTTGTGGCACCAAGTTCATGAACAGGATCAAATCCATGTCCTCCTAGTGGTCCTATGACTGCTCTTAAATTGGCACCAACTCCTGTTACACCTGGTGCAGCTGTAATAGTTGCAACAGTGTAGTTTTGTCCTGGATTCAAAATATTGATATTTGTAATAGAACCAGAAGCATTTGTGACAGCAGTCAAGTTGGCACCAGTACCATCACCTTGAACTGTAAGAATAGTGGCAGAGTTCGAAATAACATTCTGATTATAACCAGTACCGCTATTATTGATTAGAATGATGTCTAATCTACCATTCACAGCAGAAGCAACAGCCACTGGATCTGAATACACTGGCATCCATTCTGGTGTCAAAAATAATTGCTTTTGACCTGCTGGAATGGTATAAAGATATTTCCATTTATATCCATCTGGTGTTACAATATATGCGCTTTCTGGTAAACTACCCCCAAGACTAATCTGTGGCATCGTATTTGAAGGAGTATTAGCATTATTGTATAAACAGATAAAGACCTGATCATAGATATTTCTAGCATAGAAAGTATTCACATAATCTGGAGCCGTGTTAGTAACAAGATAGATATTATTTCCAATTACATTACCACTGAATGTTGTAGCAACATTCAATGTGACATTATCAAAGACATCAGTTACCAATAATAGCTGTGAGGCAACATTGATTTCATCACCTGGTAGGAAAATCTGATCTCCAGAAATAATCTCACTCACAAATGCAGTATTTGTACCTCTCAATGTTCTAGTATTGAAAGAAGTTACGGTTCCTGGTAACTGTGCATAAGAATAAAAACTGTACATATCTACAGCATCATCCCAGGCAGCATATGTTACTCCTGTTTGCCAATCAACTCTTGGCACAACGTAGGTCATGTCTGCAGCAGTAATTTTCTTCAATGCAATTAGATTTCTATAGACATTATTGATATAGTCTGTGCTCTGATTAGGAATAGGTAACTGAGCATCACCATTAGAATAGGGAGTTTCTACTCCTATTCCTAAGAATACATTGGCTTGTGACCAATCATTAATCACATCATTAGCCAACTGTATCTTTTGATTATAGGTTATTTCTGAACTTTCTGTTAATGTTCCCATACTATATCTCGTTATTTAATCTATTTATGGCTGCCATATCTGATACTGCACATTGTCAAAATATGGCCATACCAGGTAGCCTACATTGGTTGAATTGCTTGAAAAGACTGTATTGAGCTTTATCCAACCATTAGCATCATTAGCAGATAAAACAATAGAAGTTTGAACATTGCCTGATAAATTGGTAAAGATAATATCATTGGCTATCAAATTGCTAGTATTACCAGTTGAATATACAATATTTGAACCATTAGTTATAATTAATCTATCTGGAGCAAAATATTCTGTATTTGATTCTAGTAGCAAAGAAGTATTGCTGATAGTAGTGATGATATTTTTAACCTGTAAACGAGAGTTGTTAGAAGACAATACAATCAAATCTCCTGCTAACACATTACTACCTATGAATAATGTATTAAATCCTGTAATAATACCATTAGCAAAAGCATTAACAGTTATTGTTCCTTGAACATTAGCTGTATTTGATAACCAAGTTTGAATAGGAGTATTACTATCATTCTGTTGTGTATTATCTGTAATCGTGTAGATACCCAGCATTTTCATACCAGCTGGATGAACTATCCTCTGAACAGCTGTTTGATAATCTGATAACTGTTTTTCTACTTTGATTTGATATGAATAGTTATGATAGGTAACATTATCTTGCAAATGTTGATCTGCGCTCAAGAAGCCATCGGTACCTAACCAGAATCCCGGATATTTGTTTATACCACTAAAGAATACAGCATTAGCTTTTGCTTTACCATTACCATAAGTATTGGCAGATATAGGAGTAGCATTAAAGTTAGCACCTATCAACTGCTCTGAAACATTAACAGAACCAATATAATTGTATAATCTAAGAATAGAATTTGTTCTGTCATATTGATCTACAAATGCTACAAAGGTGGCTGATCCTAAACTTGTGCCCTGATAAACAGTATCTGTCTGAAAGTAGAACTGATTGTTACTAATAGGAACAATAGTTATATCCTCATTTCTTAGAGATACCAAAGGATCAGATACATAGTTGAAACCTTCATTAACCAAACGTATGGTCTCAATTCTACCAATATCAGATACAGAAAGATCCAATATTTGGCCATCATTATCTCCATAGGCCTGAAGGGAAGCACCAGAACCAGCAGAAGCATTAGCTGGATTGGCACTATTACCTACATAGATAGGAGGCTTAGGTATTGGATAACCAAATCCACTATTAGTTATAAAGACATTGGTAATGGCGCCAGTATTACTAGTAATGAAACCAAATGTAGCATTATACCCATAGGCGCAATCAACATAGATAGAATCTGTTACATTTGAATAACCACTACCACCATTCAAGATAACTACTGCTGCTATTCTACCAATATCTCTAACCGCACCCTTAGCATTGATATAGTTTTGATAGGTTGTTGGATTAGAGTTGGCCAAATATATTGCATAAAGAGCATTGCTGTAATCTGTATCAAAAACAGATAGAAGATTCAATGATGGTATTTGTCTATAACCACTACCACCAGCAACCACAAACATAGATTTAATTGGTGCGACATTAATCGTGGTATATGAAAATGTTATATTGAAATAAGAATTCAAATTAGCATTTGTATTATTAGCGAATTGGTATGTAGTATTTCCTAATGTAATATTAGCTTTGTAATAGATACTATCAGTATTCAACATCAATGAAACTGTATTAGGAACATCCACAGCATTCACAATAACATTAGCACCAGAACCAGTGTCTCCTGGAGCATCTACTACTGTTACAATGGTATTAGGATCTAGCTGATAACCCCATCCACCTCTTTCTACTGTGATTGATTCAATAGATCCCCGAGATACATTGCCAACATATGCCACAGCCTCAATAGATTGATTTGAATTAGCCAAACCACCAATGATAGATACAGGATTACCATTATATTGAATAGCACCATTGCTATAGTATTGAGTACCTACATATAATAATCCTTCATTATTTGGATCCACATTAATGGCCGTGACTATACCAATAATCTCTTCTGTAAATATAATAGGATTGCCAAGATCATCATTACCACAGTAGAAAGAAATATCTTCACCTAGATCAAATGCTCCAGAAATACTTGATAAGAATATCTCCAAAACTTCCTGATTTAAAGTAGGATCTACATACAAATCAACTGACTCAACAACACAGGTCGTATTTGATTCTGATCCTACTCCCAATCTACCTATCAACTGAGTTATATCAAAATTACCCATGTAAATAAATTTTAATGATTGTGGTTGCTGCCACTTACCATCACTCAAACGTAGAATATTATTTTTAGGATAGTATATTTCAGAATCAAGATTATAAAGAACTCTAAACAAAAACTCCAAACTCTCTTCACTGCCTTTAGTCTGATAGAACTGTGTTGCTACTTTTAAGAGCTTTTGTGTATTGAGTGCAGTCTGATTTGGAAAATATGGTAGAAAATCATTTTGAAAATATTGAAGGAACTGATCACTGGTCGTATCTACCAATGCATTGTTAAGTAGGTTTCTAATCTGATAAACTACATTACCTTGATCAGAATCTTCCATCCATCGAAAATAAGTTTGAAGAAAGTTAATGAAGTTAGGATAACTATCTTGAATGTAAGCTGGAAACTGCGAAGGAACAAATGCAGAAATCGTATTCTGTAGTGCGACCATTTTATGCTCTTATATAGATGGTCTTGTATATGTAGTCACTGTGATAGAAGCTGGATCTGTTGGATCAAATACAAGCACATTATTAAATGAAGAAGTAAAATAGTTGCTCAATGGTGGTACATAAAGAGACAAAGTTCCAGAAGGATTATTCACACTTATTGGATTAAAGTTTGTAAGAGTTATGATACCATTAATATAATCAATAGTGCCAACATTTTCATTTAGAACCGTCTTGATATTATTTTGATCAAAGTAGTAAGAACGCAATGTACCAACAGAGTTATCTATTTCTGCTTGAAGCACTGCTCCAGAACCACTATCACCTTCTATTAATACTGTTGCAGTTGTATATTGTGCTCCTGATATATCTACCACAACTGACTCTATTTGACCATTAACAACTACAGCATAAGCATTCGCACCAGTTCCATCGCCTTCTATAATCAAGGTAGGAGTAGAGGTATAACCAGAACCAGAGTTCATTACATCAATAGAACTAATACCTGTACTTGATGCTGGTACTTCTTCAATATAACATTGACGAGCTGTTCCAGTTTGATCATTTTGTGTAAAAGTAGGAGAAGAATATAACTTATTTGTACTGATACCAACTTTTAATGGAATTTGACCAAAAGTTAGTGTATATGTTTGGGTCTGATTAGTTACAGGGATAAATCTTTTCTGTAAATAAACACTAGAAAAGTTGCCAACGATAGAAGGATCAGAATCATCAATAGCAGCAAGCAAACTACTCAAAACAAAAATACTATTAAACTGATTTAGATTGGTATTAGCCCAGGCTATGGCTGCATTAGAAGCTATAGAAGCAATTTGATTTGATGTTTTGGTTGTTTGTGTAGGATCATAACAAACAATCATTCTAAAGTTCATAAAATTTTCATTAGCAGGAACATATTCTGGTGTAACTGTTAATACACTTAATGGTTCAAGCACCTGCTTAATCAGATATTGTTGTTGTGCCTGTGTAACCTGAAAACCTGTCAAAGGGACAGCACTAATGAATACTTTTCCATAAACAGGAGGATTGCTCTGTTCACCACCCCAAACATTAATAGATTGAAAGAATGGATACTTCTTATTGATTAAGGCAATATAATCTGGAACAGTGACAGCACGGTTCTGTGACAAATAACTCTTAGGAGCACTGAAAGCAATACTAGTACCTGTTTCTGCAGGACTGCCACCACTTGATGATACTGCTGTCGTAACATTTGCTGTTGAACCTGATAATAGAGGACTTTGTAACTGGAAAACTGTTAAACCATTAGCAGGAGAACCTGTTGTAGATATATAGGTAACTATAACCAGATTTCCATCATCCAATTGAGTACCTAGGATCCCATCGCCAAAATAAATCTGATAGTTGCCAGTTTGACCAATATCTATATAATAAACATTACTATCACCATCAACATCCACAGCATTTTCTGCTAAAGAGAATGTATTTTGAGATAGATTAGTATTACTTGTTTGAACAATAACCTGTAGAGTACTTGTATCAACAGTGCTATCTACTAAATCAAATATTTGTGTAGGATTGGTAGAACTATCTACGACAAAGGTTTTAGTAATGGCCTGACCTTCTGCTATTACTATACCGGTGAAGGTAAAGGTATTGCCCACATTAGAAGCAGTTACTGTATCTATAGTCAAGAAGTTGAAAGATTGG